AATCTTCGTACACTGGTCCGAGCCAGCGCCACTGAATAGTTAAATCCCCATCAGGGATCAAACCAAGAACACCAGGTGGAATTTGTTGTGTACGCACACAAGCCATCATCAATTGCTTGATGCGATCCTCAAAACCAACCAGAGCTTCTTTATACATCTGAACAATGCTTTCATCTGCATCGTCATCTGGTTCCACAGGTTTTTCTAAACCTGCGGCGGCGGCAAGTGTCTCACGGAACAAACGTTCTTCTTGGAAAATAATTAGTTCCAGACAGCGGCAGATGCCGTAAGTATAAATAGAATTTGCTTTTTTCTTAGATGTAGCAGCAACACGACCAAACAGTGACTTGTACTCAGTTGCAGTCACACCAGCGGAAATTGACAGCTCGTCAACGCCACCAAGTGCTGTACGAATCTCCTCTCGATACTGACGAGCAAACGCGTTTTGATCTCCTGTGATCGCATCTGGAACAATGTAACCAACTCGATCATTCGGCTCAAGGTTGGCAATAATTCTTGGAACACGAATCTGACCATCCATTCCACGGCTGATCGGATCAGCCTTAAACATGGAACGACTAAGAGATGATGGGCTAGCAAACCCTGAGTTGGCAGCGATTGATGGACGCTGTACCACGCCTTCTCCACCTGACTCGATTAGGTCAGTCTTGGGACGAGACGAAAGAAGAGTTGGGTTGCCAAAGAACTGAACATTCTTTCGCATTGTACGAATTATCTCGTCATGCGTAACAATGTGATTGGCAAGTGCATCAAATTCACCAACACCTTCAGTAGAAAATCCTTTGGGGTTGTTAAAGATTTCTACACAAGGAATAAATCCAAGAGTGTTGCGATAAGTTTTTGTTTTGCCTGGTACCACAGAGACAGGCTGGTCAAAAGAGAGTTCACCATCTGAATGAGTCTCTTCAATGGTTTTACGTTTAATTGATAATTTTATGTATTTCTTTTGGCCTGGGGTACCAAGGCCATCCATCCCTGTGATTGAAGTTTGTTGAATATCTTGATTAACGCCAAAACCGTTTTTAACTTTATAACTGTAGATAATGACAACTTCATCGAGTTCACCGTCTACGTTGTAGTAGGTACGATATTCGTGTTTCCTAAAAAAGTAAAGACGGTAATTATTTGTAGTAGGGCGAATATAAAATAAACCCTGACCATCACACAAAAAGTAATCCCAAATTGAATCAAATCTTGTATCAATTTGGTTGTATTTGACTACGCGATCAATAAAATCTTTACGTTGATTACCAAAGTTGTCCTGAGCAGGAAAAAATTCTACCCCTTGGCGAATACCAAAGAGTTTCATTTGTGCCAAGTGTGCTGCTACGACGCCGGTATCAACGCCAATTCCACCATCTTTTTCAAGATAGGAATCAACAATTTCCTTGAGTCTGGATTTAGCGTCTGCAGCCATTAACTATTTTCAACCCGCTGGAATTAGTTTAACAGTTTTAAAAATCAAGAGACGTATTTAGTATCAAAATTTGCAGGGGCTTGTCCAAGTTGGGGACCCATGTAAAACTGGGCGTTAGCAAGTCCAGCCATGTTACCCATGGGGGCACCTTGCATATTACTTTGAAAAGCAAGGGGAAGTCGAGGGCCGCCGGGCATGATTCCCCGGCGTTTTAATTCGTCGTTTAACTGTTGATTTTGCTGTGTCCCACCTTCATAAAGTCTTTTTAATTGTTCACCACTTCGTCCCCCTAAAGCACCAGGAGTACGATTGATATCAAAACTGGGGCTACCAGCCATTAAATTACCTGGTACTCCTAAATTTCCACCAACAGGAATACCGCCCTGAATACGCATTTATCTAATTATTCAATAGTTCTATCTTACTCTTCTATAACCTCGTAACCAGACTCATCGTTGAGTTTGGAAAGAACAATACCTTCGCCCTTTAGGTTCCATGAAAGAATATCTCCTTCTTGCCAACCGAGTTCTTCGATGATTTCTTCGGGAAACTCGATAAAAAGTTCTCCGTCTTGATCCTCTTGGACTTCGATAATGTAGCTGGTCATTTGAGAAGGCGATCCATCATTCTGTCTAGCTTACTATTAATTTCTTTAAAGGTGTCATGCATGTGCTGTATTTCGCGAAGAAAGTCAACTTTCAGTACGTACTCCAGTGGCATACGATTGAAACTATCGTCTAGATGCTCAACTTTTTTTTCTTGAATTGTCACGCGATCAGAAAGCTGTTTGATTCTTTCATGCGATCTAGATAGCAACTTATTTGCGGCCCAGGTACCACCTGAGATTCCAGCTACACAAGTTGTAACGAGGATCGCCAGGTACTCGGGTCCCATGGCAAAAGTATTTTCTTCTATTCTAAGATCTAATAATCAACTTGAAGAGTACCTTTACGCGTTAATCCATTGATAAGCCAAACAAGCGCATCAACACAATCGTCGTGACTACTAACGCCAAAATTAGTAAGCTCTTCAAACATAGCTGTAAAGTTACGGTAACGATTAAAAATAATCTTGCGATCTTCAAAAAGACCCATACAACCACGGAAACGAGCAAGTTTATCTGCCCTAAAGCCTTTAACAGCATGCCAGTTGATGTTGTAAAGATTCTCGTTTCTCAAACAGATACGTTTGAAGTCAGCCTCAAGAGATGCTTGGTACGCCACAGCTTCTGAGTACACATCACAAGTGTTGTACGTAGGGAAGTAATTGCCATTCTCGTCGCGCCCAAGAATAGACCAATCATTAAGTAATTCTTTAAGCGCATCTAGTTTTTCTAGGTTGCCCATCACACGCATGCGGCGATAATCAATGATGTGAATTTGATCTCCAAGTTTTCCGCCAAGAACAAAAACAGTGTAATCATTTTTTTCTTTTGTACCAGCGGAGAGGTCAACCCCAACAGCCAGTGAATCAAACTCAGTAGCAATCTCTGCTTTAACCAATAGTTCAGGAGCCAACGATAGTTCGTTCTGCCTGACGATTTGATTCATGTACTGGAAAGAAAAAGCAATTGGTGCTTGCCGTTTTTTCTCCTTTAAGTAATCCAATGACCACATCTCTGGCCAATAAGATTCTTCTTCTCCACTTATTTCATTGTTTTGAATTGCAGAAAGAACAATCTGCATCCAGTTGTTTTGTTCATTGAAAGTAGTTGCATGAATATCATCATGCCTGAATCTGGTACCAAGGCAGATGGCGCGTCCACCTTCAAACATCGTTGGTGCGATCACAGCATTCCAGTTATCCTGCATCATCTTTCGGATGTCAGGGTTGGCAATATCTGATGAGCTTTTAATAGCGTCATCAATGATTACTAATTGACTGCGCTTGGAAGTCACTGAACCTTTTAGGCCAGCAGCACAGAGTGTGAACTGTTCTTCACCAGCAATATCAATACCAGCAAAACGATGGTCAATAGACCAGTACTCATTACTTGTAACGTTCTTAAGAAGTTTTACTGTTGGAAAAACATCTTGATATCTTTTGCTTTCAATAAGTCGTTTAATTGTTGCTGACTTAGAACGAGCAATATCAACTGTATAAGAAAGATAAAGAATCTGTAAAGGGCGTTTGGCTGCAGTGTGCACGCCAATAGCCCATGCTGCAAACAAACCTGCAACCGTACTCTTGGCCGATCCCCGTGGAGCTAACAGATCAATATTTGGACCAGCAATTTTCAGCAGGCAAGAGCTGTCTTGGTTGGTAACTAATTGCCGGTGCCAATCTTGATGATGTTTAGCAGGTGGTTTATCTGCTACGTAATCACAAAAATAACCAAAGTCTTCTCGTGCCAGTTCCAGGAGATCTTCATTATCTTTCTTGCGAACCCGGTGATTTTTTGCAGCAGCCTGGGCGTTACGTCGATAAGCTTGATGAAGATATGCGGGCACAGAAAAGACCAGTAATTAACTTGATACTAGTCTATTTTTCTTTTTTATCGCGTTTTTGTTCTTGATATTTACGAGCTTTATCCAGGGCAGCTTTACGCTTCTCCTTATCATTCATCTCAGTACCGTCTTCTTTCTTTGCTTCTTTCTTCTTGAAGTGCTCAAGAAGTTCTGGTGGCATCTTACTCATTGATTTTGTGCTGCGTTATCACGGAT